GCTTACCGGGCTGAGAGGCGGTGTAAGTGAACTGTAGTTGCCATGTTTTACGGCAATGAGAGCAGAGATAGCGCTGATGTCCGGCAGTGCTTTTGCCGTTACGCACCACCCCGTCAGTAGCTGAACAGGAGGGACAGCTGATAGAAACAGAAGCCACTGGAGCACCTCAAAAACACCATCATACACTAAATCAGTAAGTTGGCAGCATCACCCAAAAGCGGATAAAGCTAACATGCTTGCAGCGTCTACCAAACTAGCATACTTCACCAACAACGTTTTAAACGCTGTTAATGATGAGAAATTAGCTGGTATCTTTTACTACGCGATTAAAGCAAGTAAACAAGCACCTGAAGCGTTTTTCCGTGAAGCTATGACCAATAGCTATTCACTCGAAAAACTGGTTTATCTGGTTAAATCTATTAAAGCTGGAAAGTGTGTTTATTCCGTCGCTGATATGTCCGGATCTCGTGTATTCGCTTTAATCGATATGATTAACGACGAGATCGACACGTTCACCAATGGCGCTGTTTTCGATTTAATGAATAAAGCGAAAAAAGCCAACGAAATAAAATTAGACGCAGGATACACTCAAGCCAACCAGCTTATCAATCTTTGCGAACGTCTGGGACTGGTCGAAAAAATCAAAGGAATGGGTGCAGCGAAAAACGGATCACAGCAATATCGCTTCGTTAAAAATGATTTTTATAACTATCTGGCTGATGCTTTCAAAGCGTAATTAGATGGATATAGCGCCCACTATGGGCGCTAGTTTTAAGGAGCTTAATCATGTTTGTTCTTATCGCTGGCGTTAACGTCCATAATGAATATTATGTTAATCGCATCGCTGGGATCGCTGGGATCGCTGGGCGCGCAGTCGAGTTTATAAATGAAACAACGCGCAAAATTGACTTATTGAACGACCAGGAGCGAAAAAAAGCAGACGTGAATGACGCTGATATATTTTTAATGTTAAAAGCGTTTGTAGAAATGGGATTCAAAATTAGTTTACACAAATAAAATCGAGCGCCCACTATGGGCGCTTTTTTCGTTTCCAATACTCCCACCATAACGCGCCATCATTAGCGCGTTTTTTATTGTCTTTAACTCGCTCCAACAACATAAAAATAAGCACCAAAATAACGCCATAGACGCGCTTTTATATCCTTGTTAGTACATACACATTACTTAACACATTAACGCGCTTAAAACGCGTTATATTGCGCTATAGAGTATGGTTAATCATTGGCTTTTAGTCTTGCTATGTGATCCGCGTTTATTTGTCGGCGCGGATCGGCTCTTTGTGTTGTTTTGTATCCGCTCGCATATGATTGCCACGTTGGGCAACGTGTACGCGCTTACAGTGATTTACCCACGGATTCACATAATCACATAGCGAAAGCTATCTGGATGGCCCAGGGGCTGAAACCCCCACCAGCGCTACCCCAGCGCCGCTACGCAATTTCTGGCGCGATTCCGGGTTTCTCCCGCTCAGTTTTCTACATAAAGGCGACCCCCGCCGTTTCCCGAAAAAATCTTGGCCGTTTCCCGTCGGCTCATGAATGCGTTCCTCGCCGTTTCTGAAAATTTCCCTGCGGCAGCTGGTGGCTATAGAGAAAGGGCCGTTTCTGGCCCTCTTCTCAGTTACACGCCATCAAGGATGTGGATGCGGTTGCTTGCGTATACATTCAGCATAAAGTTAGCGCAAAACAGTTTCCATGTGTCAACGCCAGCGGCATACGTAATGTTTTTGCATTTTATTGCATTGTTGGCGATCCGCATCCCCTGCGATACTGCTTCATCGTCGGAAAATTTGAACGACGATTGAGTTTTAATCCAGACAGAAATCTGCGTAGCGAACTCAATCAGCTTGGACTGGCAGAATCGCCCGGAGCGTACCGGGAAGACAAATGTTCCGAAGCCAGAATTTGCGACATACGCTTTCTCAATTACCCGTGAGTAACGACGTTTGCAAATGATGTCGCGTGCAATAATGCATTTTTCTTGTGCTGACAGTTCTACCGTCTCATTGTCGCGCCATGCACCAAGTACTCGTTTTTCAATATCAGAGAACGTTACAGCGATATTGCCATGTGCGGGTGCGTTTACAGTAGCGATAAAATTCATGATTAATTCCTTATCGTAAATAACAAATTGTTTTCTTGTTGGTGTTAATTATCGTTGTACGAATAAGGCGTCAAAGTGGAAAGTTGCGGTAGCCGGACGGGAACAGGTGGGTTTGTCGGTTGCCTGGAGGTAAGAGGTTGGTGTTTTTAGCCTGCGGGAAACAGGATGGTCATTTAAGGCCACCAGCATTGGTGGCCTTACTCTTTAGTGGAGCAGACCGATGTCGATGGTATCCCCTGAATCATCCACACGGATCATCAGCATGGCGAAGGCGTTTAGTGGATAGCTTGCGTGCCATTCAGGGAAGCGGTCATCTCGCATGAAGTCGGCAATGTCGTAAACGCAGCCCTCAAAGTGGAAGAATCGCGTGCTTACCTGCTCGTCATATTCCACATGATCCATTTCTTGCTGTTCTGTTTCCGGCAAGTCCAGCCATGATTCAAGGAATACATTTTGTGCTTTAGGGGTAATGGTGAAATCAGTCATGAGCATATCCTCACTGCGTAAACATATTGTTTTCTTGTTGGTGTAATTATCGCAGTGTAGATAAGGCATAAAAGAAGTTAATACAGGCTGAATACACAAGAAAGGTTCTGGAAGTTGATAGCCAGGTTTCAAACTAACCTTCGGTTATTAAAAGTCATTTAAGACCACCAATGCTGGTGGCCTTAATAATTATCGCCCGATTACGCTAAGGATCTTTTCCTCAACTGATTTGTTGTTGCGACTAAACTGCCTTGCGTATCTTATGACAGAAGAGGCGTTTCGCTTTCTGACCATCTCGGCTCTCTCCTTCAGGCGTTTCTTGAAATCGCCCATATTTACCACCAGGCACGGAACGTCAGTCTGTTATTGTGAAAGTCGTGGTTCCTGATCAGGTCTTCCACAAGTTTTTTCAGCTTATCCACGTCATGCCAGTAACCTTCATCGTACTCCTGACTGCCGAAGAAAAAACCTTCCCGGGTAGGTAAGTACACTTCGCAATTACTTTCGTTTATGTGCATCAAATGAGCCTTCAGAAAACAAATGTCATTCATCGTTAATTCTAAAAGCTCACAATTTTCGACTTCACCTACGTTGCGCTCCATCCACCCAACGAGCGCATTGAACTTACGGAAGTAAGCAACCTGCTTTCTGGATGCCTCGTTATTCAGATCGTTTTTAGGCTGCGTCTCGATATAGATATCAAGTCCCATGATGGTATCCTTATTAAGTTGCTTCAGTGAAATCATTTTCACAAATCAGATAAGGCAGAAAACAAATTGTTATCGGGAATAAGAAAATGGCGCGGTTTACGCGCCATTCAAAGAGGATTAAGCGAATACGCTTTCAGGGACAATGGTGTCGATCTTTTCGCCGGAGATTATTCGCAGACCGTGTTGTCCCATCCAGGTACTATTGGTATTTAAACTCGATGTATAAACCGCATCGACCTTTTTCATCAAATTTTCAAACAACGTCTGATCCGCGCCACGGAAATGAGTTTCCAGTTTTATCAGTAAAGGGTCAGAAGCATTACTGATGCTTTGGTAACGCACCGAATATTTTCCCTTTGTGGCCTCGCCGGTGCGAGTTAAGGTACTGGTGTGAACTTCTTCGCCGGAGGCATTATCGCGTAGCACAATTGTAATTTTTGCAACTTTGTCTCCATTTTCCGTCTCTGATGCATAATACATATCCAGGGTCAGATTTTCGCGTTTAACGGTCATTTCACTCTCCTTAGTGTTTAATTTTTAATTTTATTATCATAAGTAAGTACTTACAATACAAAAAAGCCCCGAAGGATTGGCGGGGCTGTCGTACATTCGACTAACTACTGCTTGCACATGTTTAAGCTACCGCCTGAACAGACGCTCGTTGGATCTCTTGTTGGGCGACACGGTTGGCTTCCATCAGCGCCAGTTCAAGCTGGTCCTCTGGCCACATTTTCTGGACCGACATCCACCCTCTTCCACGCTGGCGACGAACTACCATCACATAGCGCGTAAAATTGCCCGCGTCGAAGGTAATGGCTTTTTCACGAAACAGACGGATAGAAGTCCCATTCGCTACGATATCCAGCAATGTGAGATGCCCCATTAAGGTTGGTTTTTCTTTTCTCTCCTGACCTTCAGCAAGACCCAGCACCAATGAAGTATTCATCACCACTCCGTAAACAAATTGTTTTCTCAATGGCGTAAATAATACCAGTGTAAAAACGGCTACAAAGCATATTGCTCAGGCACATGAATTATCTAAAGGTGGTTCTTCCCTGCGGCTACAGAGAAGTTAAGCCAGCAGGCGGTGCTGGCTTTGGTTGGGTTTACGCGAATACATCAAGGAACTCCTGAACGTCCCAATGCTGGACAAGGTGAAGATAGAGCTTAGAAATCACGTCATTCTCGCTATCGCATGTGAAGTAGTACTTCTGGCTGCGGTTGTATGTATCCACACAAAATTCGCTCATATCCATAAAGTCAGCATCATCACCCAGGTCGCAAATAATCAAAGCAGGAGCATCATCACGAGTCATCAGCTCAAGCACCCAGCGCGAATTGATCAGCGTGGAAGACCAACCTTCTAACTCATAAAACTGGTCAAACTCTTTTTGAGTCATTTTCTTGATTTGGTTGATGTCGATATTTGCAAACATAACGCAATCCTTAAACATGTTGTTTTCTGAATTGCGTAAACAATACCAGTAAGAAAACGGCCACAAAGTATATCGTTACGGTGCTGCGCTGCCCCGGAGGTTAATAGCGACAAAAGCCACCGTGCTGGTGGCCTCACTCTTAATCTTCGTCGCCCGGGAACTCGCTGTGTACCGCGTCCACCAGCTCCCGCTTTTCATCTTCACTCAGCAGGTGCCAGATATCCTTCCCTTTGGGCGATTCCCCTTCTGCCGGGACGAACGACCACAACTTGCGGTACAACTCCGGCCCCACTGCATCCAGACACTCAGCCAGGGAATCCACGCCCCACACCTCAACCGTCACAGGCATCTTAATCATCTCTTCATCCTCACTTCGTTTATATAACGTCTAAACATGTTGTTTACTTGTTGGTGTTATTATCGCAATAAGACAAAGGCGGAAAAGGATTTTATGTCGTGAAAGCCAGGCTGGGCAGTGAATATCCGGGAACGACACGGGAGCCAGTATTTACGATATTCTGCTCTACGCGCGCCACGGGGCTGGTGGGCAGAATATCCTTCTCCCCGAAAACCTACTGAAATAGCTTGAGACCCAATGATGGTCTGGCAGAATGGAGTCCAGTAGCTGCACGAGAGGGAATGACACTCCCCCGCGATTTTCAGGCGAGTGAAGAGTAAGGCGCACTCCCGAAGATTTCCCGCACCGCTCCCGCAGTCGTCCCTCACTCTGTACCGGGATGTACCCGTTTCCCGACCGGCAGCCAGCCTTTCCCCGGTTCGTATAGCGGGATTCCCACCGTTTCCCTGAAAACCTCAAGCCTTTTCCCTGCGGCGACGCTCCCGTTCCTGAAAAGGGACATAGCTTTCCCGGATGGCCCGAAGGCTGACCGAAGGGGTGGAAAGGGACGTTACGGGGGATGAAAACTATGGCTTGAATTTATGCGGAAAAAGTGGCGATACCCCTCCTTCCCTTCCCACTTATACCTCCCACGAATTTTCTCTCTTATGTGGGCATAAACCTTCCCTCTGATAACGCTCTATACGGCGAGTATTCCTTTGGGTGAAATGGGTGGTTTGTTCTTTCTACCGGCATATGTGGTTTCGTTCTTCTTGAGGTGGTTCTTCTCTGTGTTTTCGTCTGGGTTGTTCTCGTCGTTTTGGTGAGTGTTCTTCTCCGTGTATGGAGTAATGGCAGGGGCGCTTTTCTCTTCGTTTACGTGAAATGATGAAAGTGTGGGTAATGGCAGTAGGGCGCTTTAGTTGTTCTCCGCATATGAAGTAATGGCGTTCCCTGCTATTCAGGAATTTGCGCTCTCTTTCGGGGTAATGGTGGGTAAACGAGATTGTGACGGCTCCTGTTCTTGTCTGGGTTTGTCCGGGGTTTCGTTCTGGCTGTTCTTCTCCGTGTATTGGGTAATGACGTATCGGGGTTTGCGCGTGCGAACCGCGTTCTCGGTTGCCTGGGAATATTAGGTGGGTGGTCTGTAGCCTGGGGCAATGAGGTGGGTCTTTTCGGTAGTCTGACAGGAAGAGGTGGGTGTTTCCGGGATTGTGGGTAATGGCGTCTCTGGGTTTCCTGTGGGGGTTGTTAACTTGTTTTCTTATGCCTGAAAACAACTTGTTTAGATGCCCAATATAACGCAACGGGAGCGCTTCTGAGCGCTTCTGTTTTTGAGTGATATCACGAGTCGTTTTTGACGTTTTGGTCGCAGGGAGATGGATTCTGGTGCGCAGGATTTTGGGTATAAGAGATGGCTTGCGAAAACGTCAACTTTTTAGACCAAATCAGAGGAAAGCGTTGACTTTTCGTTGACGTGTTATTTATTTGTTTTCTTATGGGTGTAATTGGCTTAAATGCCTTGTCACCCCTGGGCTGGGGTAGGTTGGAGAGGTGGGGGAAGTGGCGATCAACGGACTCTTATAGAAATCCTCAATTTGTGACCGCCAATGTCAACGAGTTGCAGCCGTTAGTCGTTTAGGTAGTAATTAGGCACGCGAACGTAGAAATTCTCGTCACCGATCATTTCGATAGTGATGTTAATGTCATTACCGTTATCCAGTGTAGCCGTGGCTTTGTAGAACTTGTCCGTCACTTTGTCCTGAATTGTTACCTTCATGCATTTAGATGCTTCTGAACCGTTATTTTCTTTCAGAATAGTGGTAACTATAGGGCAAGCAGCTTCTTCAAGCGCTGAATCTGCGTTGAAGCTATACACGAAAAATGATGCAGCAAAGGCAACAATCCATACGATAAACAGCAGTCGGTTACTTCCAAGAACCGTCGCTCGTTTCCAGAGATACACAGGGGGGATAAAGAACCCACATAAGAATGATGGTGGCTCATAGCCTGCCTCAGTCAAATTCATGCGATCGGCGACCAGCAGTCCAAGCCCAATGACGAACGAAATCACCATAACGTAATTGTCGTACTCAGCAGGGGGGACGCTGACAACAAACGGCAGTATTGCTATAAGCCACGCGTAGAGGTTTTTAACTGATTTTTTTTCTAAAGTATCGATTTCCATTACATCCATTCCATTTTGAAATACAAGCGGGTATATGATATCAACTTTCCAGGTAATTATTCCCGCCATTGCTAGTAGTTATATCTACCAATCCCATGCTGGCATTCCATCCACCAGCTCCGCATCACAGTCAAATTGTACCGAATCATACCCGGCATCCCGTATGGCCTGTATGTTAGAGATCGCCTCTTGGGAAATGCCGTAATCACGCAATTCTTCCTTCCAGTCATTCCCTCGCATTCCAGCACGAACAATCCATCCATACTGTGTACCGTGTACCCAATTCAACCCGCGATCAGTAAGTGGGTCGAAGCAGGCAATGGGTAGCCGTTCTGAATCCGCTGCCGTGACGTGGGCGGTGCTGATCACCGCCGTCTTATACGATTCGGTGATTTTCAGCATCATGCCTTCTCCTTTGGAAACAGAATGTTGGCCGTGTCAGAAATGACATCCCAATTCACGCCGACGCTGGCGTCATGGCACTCTTTGATTTTTCGCAAAACCTGAACGCACTGTTCGTCAGTCAGGTCTGGTCGCCCTTCACCTCCATCTTCCTTGTGCCCCATCACCATCAGCAGCGGCTCGTCTTCTGGGTAGTTCTCCAGCTTTTCGATAATTTCTTTCGCGGTTCCGAACATGATTAACTCCTTAAACAATTTGTTTTCTTATTGGTATTATTATCTCAAATAACGAAAGGCAGAAAACAAGATGTTTAAGGGATGACTAGGTGAGTTTGAAGTCGTCTATGTCATCAACAAACTCCATATACCTGGCTTCGACACTCGACAATCTGATCAGATACGCAAGCCCGTAACTTAGTGAAGTGGGTTGCTCCAGCACAAATTCGAACCCATCCTCATGCGTTTTACCAAGCCAGAACCCCCCACCGTATTCTTTTTCACGTTGGAAGAAAACGAACTGTCCGGGTATTAGGTGCTTGAGTGCTTCGCCCCTATAGACGATCACATATTTAGAATTCTTGCTGCCCATTGCTCGCCTCGCAATACTGCACATATAAACAGTGGTATTTATTACGGTACTGGTCAACTTTACGGGTTAATTGAATAACAAGATGGTGAAAACAATTTGTTTTGGCGCTTGAGATTTTGCAAATCGCACCTACATGGAAAACGGCAATTTTTGAAACCTGATTTGACCCATGTGAAAGGAGGAAACGATGAAGACCTATGATCGCAACCGTAACACTATCACTACCGGCAGCCGAGTGATGGTGGCAACGAATGGTGCAACGGGAGTCATCAAGGAAATCTGCGGAGAAGGCAAATCAGAAGAACAATTACGCCGCTCTGACTGCGTGTCTATCGAAGGTGTGGAAGATCTGTTCTGCCCAATGGATTTAGTTCGCCTGGGATTCCAATAATTACACCACTAATTAAACAAATTGTTTAAGGCCACAAATAATGGCCTTATCTGGCTTACGGAACAGCAGTAATCAGATCGCAAATGCCTGTTTTAGTTAAATCACTATTTAGCTTCTGAAAATTGGCATTCAGCATTGCGGTATGTATTCGATTCTCAAGTTCAAAGAAGAGATCGATCTTGCCCTCTTTGGCTGCCACCTTCTTCCAAATATTCACCTGGTCATCTGCGATACGACTTGCGCAGGTGAACAAGAACGAACTCCCTCTGGGAAGGGATGTCGTGCTGTAGTATTCACCGTCAACTTCAATATACTTAGCTCGGAATGACTCCAGAGTTAGCTTTTTACCGCTCTCAGCCTGCTTTGTGTCTGCCTTGCTTGTCTTTTCCTGAACTTCAGGCTGTTTCTGCACAGGCTTTGGTGTCTCATTGACCACCGCAGTGCTGGCCGAACCATCCAAACTCTTGAGGCCATTAATTTGGATTAGATAAGCCAACTCCAGAGTCTTATCACCAGTGAGTTTTCCACGCATACTTACCCATTGACGCTGAACCGTCTTTAAGGCGTCTGCGTCCCCCGGGTTTGCTTTGAGTGCGTTGGAATAGGTAGAGCTAAGTTGTTCGTCTAATTTTGACAGGCGTTCGTTATCGCAGATTTTGTGTTCGATTTCTGCCGAAGCCTTTTGGCAGTCAAAGCTGGCTGCAAATACAGCCGGCGATGCCACCAACAATGATGCCAGTAGGATATTTTTCATATTCACTCCATAAATATAAAAGCGCCTGACTATAGCACTTAACCGATTGCTTCTCTCATCTGATTGTGAAGCTCTTTCAGCCCATTACGTACCGCGTTCATGATACGTTCCAGGTATTGGTATCTGGGGTTTGGCACCGTTGGCCAACCGGCATACCACGGATCGTCACCAAACAGACTCAGCAGTTCGTTACCGACACCGAAACAGCAGCAACTTTCTTTTACGTCATCAGCGTTTTCTGCCTCGTCCCACATATTGCGGGCCTGCTCTGCGTCGATTTCTCTCTCTCCCTGCGCAACTTTATGATTTCGGATTTGACGAAAAGCAGGTTTGCGTCGTTGTCATCGTCGACCGTACTGAAGTGGCACACTGAATTTGGCCGTCTGTAATGGGCAGATCCGGCAACTGTTTAAAAACTTCCATCTGCTCATGGATACGCAGAAACCACCTTGCCAGCTCCATCTGCTCACCGCGGGTGAGGGGATTATTCAGCGGGGACTTAACAAAAGCGGAGACTCGCTCGACAATAGGCGGCGATCTTCGCCAGACGGTCACACATTTCGTTCTCGCGATGACCTGCATGGCCTTTAACCCCCTTCCAGCGGACATTATGACGACTGGCGGCCGCGTCGAGACGTTTCCAGAGATCCACGTTTTTGACTGGCTTCTTCTCAGACGTGATCCATCCGTTACGCTTCCAGCCTTTCATCCAGAGCGTCATGCCGTTTTTAAGATACTGGCTGTCGGAATGCAGGATCACGTTGCAGGGGTACTTCAGACGCTCCAGCGCAATCAGGGCGCCCATCATCTCCATCCGATTGTTGGTCGTGCTGTGGAAGCCCTCAGAAAGCTCGCGCTCTTCGCCTCGATACTGGAGAACGATGCCGTAACCGCCCGGCCCGCCCGGATTTTTGAGGCAGGAGCCATCACTGAATACTTTTACGGTTTTGAGCTGGGGATTGAACTCGACTACGGGGGTTTTGAAGTTGGTACGGGATTGCTGGTGGGTTTGGTATTCGAACTGGCTCGGGCCAGTGCAATCGACAGCGAACTTTGTCAGCGCTTCATGCAGCTGGCAGCGGCTCGGTGGGCGTTACGTTTTACGATGCTTATTATGTGTAGCCCAATTAAAAAGACCACTATATATAGTGGTCTCATGGTAATAGATAAGCACTTACCTATCAATTATCAACTTATAAAATTCCAGCAAGAACATCGCGAACCTGACGGAATTGATCAGTTTGCATACCGGTGTAAATCGATGCGACAGCGTCCGCAAGGTGCTCGTTTTTATTCACCAGCACTTCCTTGCCCGATTGCTTCCGGCGCAACCACGGGGCGTTTGGCTGCTTCTGCGTAGCCCACTGAATGATCTCTTCTTTCGACGTAGTCAGCTTATTCCCGACATAGTACTTAATCTCGTTTGGCGTGACCTGTATCAGTGGCTTATCCACACACGCCAGTACGCCAAGACAACCACCATAAGAAACCATCGCTCTAGCAGATTGACTGCCTACTGGCAGTTCACAGAACACTAAATGAACTTGGTCAATCAGTGGCTTAATACCACGCCAAATCTCGTTCAACCGCCGCATATCGTCACTGTTAACGCGAACTTGCTTTTTCGTATCACCAGCTTACCACCTTGAGACCCAACTCTTTGATGATCCACTCGTAAGTTTCGGTCACGAAATGCAGAACGGAAGGTGATATAGCACCGCGAACATGGAAGGTATCACCAGCTACCAGCATGTGCTTACAGCCAGCAGCTTTCATCGCTTTGGCCGCCTCCTTCGTAGCGTCCAGTTGGATCTCCAGCCGAGAGTTAAGCCCGTCAGCGTTTGTTGTCGCAAAAGCATCCCAACGATGATAATGGGGATCTGATATTACCCCGTATGGCAATGTCATGTGTCTTTTCCTTTGTGGTTATTTTGATACAAATTCTAAGCGTGCATAAGAGGCGTACAACCCAGACAACACGGCACACAAAAGAATATAAAGGCACATGATAATGACAAAAAAATAAGTAAGTAAATACCTATCAGGTAGGGCAGCAACGATTTCTAAACGTCACAAGCAATTTTATGAGAGCAGTCATTTACTGATGACAAGAAATGAAAAAGGAGAACGGACGGTGAAGTTGTGAGATGACATTTACGGCGTTTGCGTGCGTCGTCTTCAAACGCATCCGTCGGCCACAGTTTCTGCTCTTGAATAAAATTCACTCATGCATTAATCCCTAAAGCTCTCAGTGTCTTTCTAAGACACCATATTTTATGCCCGGTAAAAAGCATGAGTTTGCCTTTAAAACGTCTCTGAGGGCTTCTGACGCGCTCTGCTAATGTCTATTACCCCAGCTTTTGGACGAGGGTCTACAAGATTCAACTCTTCAGCACTGTGATACTCCGTGTCGAACTCCCGATCGACATGTCGAATGTAAATGGCTGTCAGAAGGCTGTTATCATTCAGAAAGTGTCCGTAAGATTTGCGAATTACTTCGCCAACCTTCTCAATCTTCTCTCCGCCCATGCAGAGATGGTTAAATCGGCTGTGTTTCCGCAGTATTTCATCCACCGGGCCTGAGTAGACCTTATCAACTCTCCCGAACCGGATGATATTTCCAGTATCAGCTTCAACCAGACAAACGAGTTTGCCAGGTTCGACACGATCTCGCCAAGTGACACCAGAGCGCAGTGTGTTGAAGTAGGGAGCATCCAATCCGATGATCGGTTTACGAAATGCTAGTAGTGGCACGTAACGTATGCAGCTGTTTAGGTGGAAATGCGCACCGGCGTCGTGGAGTTTAAGCCGGGTTTCGTTAATCGGGCATTTCGAAGCAATGCCGCAAAGGTCGCAGAGCAACTTCTGTTTGTTCAGACTAGTGTTTGATTCAATGGTGTAGGAGCCATCTTCAAGACGGCGAACCCAGCGCGTGCGTTTAAGATCCATAATTCTTGTTCAAATAATTTTGTCCGGGGCAACGATAACGGATAAGGCGCACCGGAGTTTGCAAATGCCTGTTTACTTATTCACTTTATTCACAGGCCCGATCCAATATTTAGATCCCCAGAGAGATCCTACAGAAGATCAAAAGAGATCCCCGATCGTCTCCAGCGCTTGCGGTTACTGGCTTGAGAAGGGGTTACTATCCACTATAGGGAGCAAAATAACCACTGTAGAGAGCATAATAACCGCTATGAAGAGCAAAACAACCTCTCTGGAGAGTAGTCGGTATCCACTGTAGTGAGTAGGAGACAATGTTTTAACTGGATAACTCCGAGCCTGTTTTTCTGCGGCAGATGGCTGATATTCTTGGAAATATTGTAAATTTTGCGTTGCGGCGTGTTTATTTCGATCACACATTATCCCCAGAAGGGGAGTGATGCCTGATTTTGTAATTATCTGATTTTTATACACAGGCCCGATCCAGTAATTCAGATCCCTGTTAGAACCAAAGAGAACCACAAAGACCCAAAGAGATCCCCGGCCCCTGCAAACCGTTGTGCCACATGGCTTTAGAGGTTATCGATATCCACTATAGTGAGAAGAACAACCACTATAGAGAGTAAATCAACCACTATGGAGAGTAGAAAAACCGCTGTAGGCGGTAGGATAACCACTGTGATGGGTGCTACTATCCACTGTAATCAGTAAAGGCACCCAAGCCGTCGAATAAAAAGAGACATTTGGAATGAGCGTAAACGACAATAAAAACATTGCGATAAGCGAAGCATTTTCCGAAACAGACAAAAAGACCGGCGAAGTTGTTACGTTAGTTCCTAACACCAACAACACAGTTCAGCCTGTTGCTCTGATGCGTCTTGGTCTCTTCGTTCCGACGCTGAAATCGACATCCAGGGGTAGAAAGGGGCAAATGGTCTCTATGGACGCCTCCGCTGAACTCAAACAGCTGTCTCTGGCCAAAGCCGAAGGGTACGAGGATATAAGGATTGCTGGTCTTCGTCTTGATATGGATAACGATTTCAAAACATGGGTGGGCATCATCCACGCGTTCGCCAAGCACAAGGTTGTTGGTGACACCGTCACGTTGCCGTTCGTCGAGTTCGTCAGACTTTGTGGCATACCAACAGCCAGATCGTCCGCGAAGTTACGTAAGCGCCTGGACAGCTCTCTAAGTCGTATCGCCACAAACACCATCTCATTCCGCAGCAAAGGCTCTGAAGAGTATTACGTTACGCACCTTGTGCAGACGGCAAAGTACAGTACCAAGAATGACACGGTCGAACTGAAGGCCGATCCTAAGATTTTCGAACTTTACCAGTTCGACAAAAAGGTGCTTTTGCAACTTCGGGCCATCAACGAACTCTCCAGAAAGGAATCCGCGCAGGCGCTCTACACCTTCATTGAAAGTTTGCCACCAGACCCGGCGCCAATCTCATTGGCTCGCTTACGCGCCAGACTTAACTTAACCAGCCGCACCATTACCCAGAATGCGACAGTCAGGAAGGCGATGGAGCAGCTGCGAGAGATCGGCTATCTCGATTACACTGAAGTGAAACGCGGCAGCTCGGTCTACTTCGTCATCCACTATAGACGGCCGAAGTTACGTTCGGCACTGCCGCCATCTATGGCTACGCCTGAAGAGCCAGAAGATATCTTGCCAGGTGATGATCCGGAGGACATTATCGATGTTGCCCCTGAAGAAAAAGACGGGGAAATGGTCATGTTGAGCAAGGAAGAACTGGCGATTCTCGAAGAGCTGCGCAAGGCAAAGGCTCGCAAATAGCCCAACCACTGTAGAGAGTAAAAAGGCTCACTACAGTAGATAGTGAGCCTTTTTGTTTATCGGAAATGCAATATCCACTGTAGTGAGTAAAAGAAACCGAAGAATAACCACTGTAGGCAGTGCGCACAAATCGCGAAGTAAATGTTAGTGGTTGCAAACATAGATAAAACAAGGGCTGAGAGGTTAGCGGTCACTGGGTATCTCTGTTAAGTCTACTCTCTACAGCGGTTATCGTCGCTCTCCTCATTGTTGACTATCCACTGTGAAGAGCAGAATTGGCTGACTTGACCTCTATCCACTGTAGTGAGTGGATATCCGTTTAAAACAGCGAAGATTTACTCTCCATAGTGGATATCCGCTGGAGGGGGCATTCCATCACTCTCTATAGTGGTTGTTTGTAGTCAGTGAACGCCTGTTTACTCACTACAGTGTATAGCGACCCCGATAATCACCAATTTACTCACTACAGTGGATAGTTGATATCGTGGCAGAGGGTTTGCTCACTACAGTGGTTGGGGTGCATACCTGAAGGGTGTTCTACTCGCTACAGTGGTTATGAGCCGGATTCACACGCGGTGAGCTGGCTACTCACCGCAGTGGATAGTGTTATCAGTGGATTTTCTTCAGCAGACCCCAGAGTGTCCCGGCCTTCGTTGCGAGCTTACCTGTTTCCGGATCGTACATGTGCCATTCACGTCGCTGGTGGACAATATACCCATCTTCACGTTCCAGTCGTTCCAGTACGCCGGACTGCTTGAACCCTTTGGCACGCCAGTAGCCGCTTGTTTTTTCGATTTCCAGACCTGTCAGTGTAACCGCCATCAACTAACCTCCTTGCAGTCATCGAAAAGGTAGCTGTCGTTCTTCGCGTGAACGCCGTATACATCACCCGATTTGTTGTAAACGAACCTAATGACTGCCCTGGACGCCCTTCTAAGAGTCAAGCTGTTATCGGGATACTGTTGATCCGCCTGTTTTGATTGCGCAGTAACGTGTAAACTTCGCGGGAGATATATCGCTTTAGACAGCGTATCGCTTCCATTTTTGTATGTCCTTCGGCTACACGCCTGGCGACATATTCCTTTGTTTTTGCGTCAGTTCGTAAGCGTCCGATGGCGATGATGTGAAGTGCACTATTTGCAGCACGATCTCCACCACGATTAAGTCGGTAACGGTTCGTTTTTCCAGAAGAAACGGGGACCGGGCTGACACCACACAGTGCCGCAAATCCTGATTCTGATCTTAACCGTTGAGGATTGTCTCCGGCAGTGATCAGCAACTGTGAAGCGCTTTCGTATCCGATAGCATTACGTTTAATCAGCTCAGGTGCCAACTCGTCGACAATTGCCGCAATCATGACATCCAGATCAGCGATTTCGTCATGTAACTCGAGATAGCGTCGGGCAAGGGACTTTAATGAAATGCGATAAACGTTGGTTACATTGCGGTATTCACTGGCATCAGGTCTCCAGGAACCCAGGGTCCTGATGAGCTGCATGCGCGTCATATTTCTGAGCTGTTCACGTAATTCATCCGGGGCAGAGATAATATTTGAATGGATAATCTGGAGAGCGACTCTGCGGGCTGATATTGCTGTTTTTCGGCAAGTTTTTAATACCCGCAGGGACTCAATCATGCCATCACGCGTTTTGGGAGTAACTGTCCTGATGCCTGAGAATGCTGCATGAGCGGCACATTCAGCATCAATTGTGTCACTTTTACCCCGTTTGCGTCGCTCCATCCGGTCTGGAGCAGTCACCTCAAGAACTTCTAACCCGGCGTTCTGAAAATAACGAAGCAAACCGGAACCATAGGTACCTGTGCACTCAACACCAATTCGCTTTAATGTCCCAAACGAGGTCATCCATGCCAGCATCTGCCGGTAACCTTGTCGTGTTGTGGAGAAATACTGAGTCCCAAGGACTTTATTGTTCTGATCTACGACAGCGGCAACGTGCAAATCTTTATGTGTATCCACGCCACCCACAACGGCAGCTTCGGTAACTTTATCAACCATGACAGAGCTCCTGTGAGGAAACAGAGTTGAATCTCCAGACAGATAACCCGGACAGGACAGTAACGAGACAAGCCGTCAGGCCCTTCTTGAGTCACGCGCATCGGTGAGGAGATGCCTCGCATGAAGGCGCTTCCGGCAACCGACGGGTCCAGGGCAGGACACAAAAGGTCGATCGCTGTGTGAGTCAGGATGCGGGAAGGTCTTCACTGCATCAGTAATCACACCAATCTGGTTAAACGGCAAACTAAGTGGTGGTAAAGACTGACATCGGCATTATTACTATCGCTGTGGAACATCACCCCGCCGGGCTTACCACGGGTTTCCCATGCCATTTCCAGCGCTTTCATGGTGAGCCTGCTGTCCGGCGAGAACGACATGGCCCAGCCCACTGGTTTTCTTGCGAACAGGTCGAGAACAACGGCGAGGTACGCCCAGCGCTTACCCGTCCAGATATAGGTCACATCACCGCACCACACCTGATTTGGCTCGGTCACGGCGAACTGCCGTTCAAGGTAGTTAGGGATAGCAACATGTTCATGACCACCACGTTTATACCGGTGAGTCGGCTGCTGACAGCTGACCAGCCCCAGCTCCTTGGCAATTTGACGTCCTTTCAGGCCTGGTGACCCACCTAATAACTCTGAGACTGCCTTCAGCAAACCATCACTCCTTTCTACCTACCCACCATTCGTTGCATACTTTGCGTCCACGAGGCTTTAAATGCTGAATCTCCTGCGAACAACTTGTAGAGCTCAAGTTCATCTTTACGGCGTTGCAGCATGATTTCCTTGAGCATTTTTTCGAAGGCCAAATCTCGATTATGGGGATCTGGGTTGTTTTTGTATTTCGATTCGAAGTCAGGGTGATTGCGGATACTTTCAGCGATGTTCACGAACTTAACCTTTTGCTCTTCAGGTGTGGCACTCCAGCCCTGGAACCATCGCTCATTAAATGTGCGAATGATTTCATCCAGCGGGTCAGTTTCTTTTTCACCGCCATGCACCCCACGTGGGTTCGGATTTTGAGGATCAAGCTCCGCTTCTTGGTCACTAAGTTTAATGCTGTGGTTAAGCTTCACACGTTGCAAACCGTATGAACTCAGATCGACAGAATCGAGAAGCTCATCAATAGCATCAGCATCGGGATCTTCCACTTTCAATTTCGGTATTAAAAACTTCAGGAACCAAAACAGTTTTTCCCAGCTGACCATTTCATAAGGCATGATAGAAGCCATCTGCCCATAGATTTTAACGAACTGTTTGGCTTTAATCTTAAAGTCCACTTTAGCTTCAGCTTCAAGATCTAGTTCATGGTCAAACCGCGCTGCGGCAATATCAATGATTGGACTGAGTGTTTGGGCGTCTTCATTCTTGAAATAACGCGTCACAAAGTCTTCAACTTCATACCACTCGTACACACCGACATCGTCCATTTCATCTTTCAACTCGTGCAGTACGTTTATATCTGTAGCTTGGGACAATGACGTTGCTGTATAGAAAGGATCGAATGCTGATTGAATATCTTCAACCGAGTTGAAAAAATCCAGGATAAACAAGTCTTCTGTTTTCTTCCCTAGCTTAGGTGCACTGCGATTGAGCCTAGATAGCGCCTGAACACACAAGACACTGGCGAGCTTCTTATCTACATACATGGCGCAAAGCTTAGGCTGGTCAAACCCAGTCAGATACTTGTTAGCAACCACTAAAAGTCGATACTCATCGGTATCAAACATATCTTTGGTATCTGACTCGGCAAAACCATTAATATCTGCTTCGGTATATTCAATACCATCAACTTCTTTGGTTCCTGAGAAAGCAATGGCAACTTTAAACGGGTTTCCTTGCTCCTCAAGTATTCGCCTTATCGCTTTGTAGTATCGAATGGCCGCCTCAATATTTTGAGTGACCACCATTCCTTTACCTTTACCTTTGAGCTTTTTCGTATTCACGACATGCGGAACAAAATGCTCCAGCATAATCTCTGCCTTGATATCAATTGTTTGCTGGCTTCGTTCTACATAAGCTCTGAGTTTTTTCTGCGCCTTTTTGGTATCAAACTCAGGGTTATCAGCAATTGATTTCTCAATCTCATAATAACTTTTGTACGTCGTATAATTTGCCAGCACATCCAAGATGAAGCCTTCTTCAATGGCTTGTTTCATCGAATACAAGTGAAACGGCTTTTAAGAGCCATCTTCTTGGCGTTGACCAAATTTCTCCAAAGTGCTGTTTTTTGGTGTCGCTGTAAATGCCAGGTACGACGCATTCCCGCGCATCTTACGCGATCTCATCGCCTGAAGGATTTTATCCTGAGCATCTTCTGCCTCTTCGACTTCAGACTTGCCCATCGCTCGGTTCATATTGTCATGCGCCGAACCAGACTGTGAGCTGTGTGCTTCATCGATGATCACTGCAAAGCGCTTGTCACTAAGATCGGTGATACCATCAATAATGAACGGGAATTTCTGAATCGTCGTTATAATAATCTTTTTGCCATTCTCCAGCGCCTGCTTAAGCTCAGAAGACTTATTCGCTGGGGCAATAATGTTCTTTACTTCAGAAAACTCTTTAATGTTATCCCGCAGCTGCTTGTCCAATAGGCGTCTATCGGTGACCACAATCACAGAGTCAAACAACGGCTGCTCCAAGCTTTTTCCGCCTGCCACATCAGACGAAGCAGGATAGGTTTCAATTAGCTGATAAGCTGCCCAGGTAATCGAGTTAGACTTACCTGAACCGGCTGAGTGTTGAATTAAGTAAGTCTGACCGACACCGTGCTGGGCGGCATGGTCTACTAATTTTCTCACCACATCCAATTGATGGTATCGAGGAAAGAACAGGGTTCGCTTTGGTAATGGATCTTTGCTTGACCCATCCAGACGCACAAAATGCTGAATAATATTCGCCAAGCTGTCTTTAGTGAATACTTCTTGCCATAGGTATGCCGTTTTATGGCCAGATGGATTCGGCGGGTTGCCTTGTCCAAGATTGTGACCTTTATTGAACGGCAAGAAGAATGTACTGCTACCTGATAACTTGGTGGTCATATACACTTCGTCGGTATCGACCGCCATATGCACTAGGCAGCGGCCAAAGGTCAGCAATGGCTGAGTTGCATCCCGATCATCTCGATACTGCTTTTGGCCGTGATAACGTGCTGTTTGCCCGGTCCATGCGTTCTTCAACTCCAGCGTTATCAAGGGTATTCCGTTGATAAACAATACCATGTCGATTTCTTGTAGGGGATTTACCATGGAATAGCGCACTTGGCGAGTACAACTAAACACGTTATCTGCAAAGTTTTGCTTTACCTTCTCACTACTACTTGCCAAAGGGGCTGGATAGAGCAAATTGAAGTGAGCATCGTCTACGCTTAGCCCTTTCTTAAGTAAATGAAGAATGCCATGCTTCTTAATCAATCGGTCAAATCGTTCGAGTAACTTACGCTGCCAATCTGAGGGGTTGTTCTTTTGCAGTTTGGCCAACTCTACTTCTTGTGTCTTTTGCAGAAATTGCCAGAAAAAACGTTCATCAATGGCATATTGCATATTAAAGTCACTAGCAGCACCAATGAAGTATCCAGCACCCAGTGACTGCTGACTCAGCCCCTCTTTGAGCTCTTCAGTACTGATCCCAGCCAGACATTTCTCAATGGCCGACTCTAATGCTTGTTCATTGGTTTGACTGACCATAATTGTAAGTTCCCTTAATCAAAATTCTTCTGTTTCATTGCCTCAGCCGCTTTTTGCAGCGGTCCTTTTAAGGCTTTTTCTAACTTTGTCATCTGCTCTAAGTGCCACGCAACCGCTTGGGGCCACGTATCTTTGTTAAACCCATCAGCTTTGGTCGAAAACTGAATACGGCAAGATTTCTTCTCATCCAGCCTCATCCACTCAAGTTCTGCACCAAAAGTATGTTCAATGTCCTGTTTGGACTGACTCAACAAGTCAAAAAGGTATTTATTCTCTTCGGTAACCCCACGGCTGATCCAAAGCTCTACTCGAAGCTCTTTTTGCAGAAATATCAGGTTATACGGACACCCACTTAACCCTGAGCCTGCTGATAACCAATGATCTTTGCTTGGGCTAATGTTGTTATAGAGTTGGCAAGCGCTTTTCTGAAACGCCTCTAAGGCACGCTCCCAGTATTCGCGCCGCACCGTATGGCGGTTTTTTAGTACCACTTCGGTGGTTTTTTCTTCCGCTTCCTTGGCATTAATGCCGATCATCAACTCTTTCGCTTCCGGCGTTGGGATGATCTGGTCAATATTAATCAGTAGCTGTTCACCCAGTGAATAAGGCGTGATTTTGAAGCAGGCAATGCTAATTCCTTGACCCAATAACCACAGCGCGGTGCTGGTCACTTCTTTGCGAAAGTTTGCCGCAACTAACATAATGCGCTGGCTGTTACCCAGGTTGAGCTTTAACTCATCCAGATCGGGCGCATCCAAAAACTCACATATTCTAGCTGAGGCACTTGCAGGGGCATTTAACAGGTCAACCTCTGCTGTTACAGGCTCATAGCGGTCTAAGTACTGCTGGTAAATGTCAACTATTTGTGCTTTGGTTAAACTGGCACAGTAAGAGGCATATTTAAGGGCCTGCCACACCACATCTCGGCCACTGTCGTCCAGCTTATTTTCAATAATGACCAAGTTGCCATCTTTATCCAGTGCCAGTAAATCTAATCGTTCACGGGTGTCATCAAAGCCATCGAACTCTTTTTGAATAATCAACAACTCTTCACCCAATGCGGAAGGTTCGTGTGCCAACCACTCCTGAAGATGCTTGCGCTCAGTAAAGCCCAACTCACTGAACTTCTTTGTCCTAACAGGACTAATCCTGTTGGTTTGATGATTTACCGTGAACATATTCGCGTCCTATTGCTCAACCATTTCTGGGGTGATTTTTATTTTTCCTGTCACGGCGCTGTTGATCAGGGTGGTTTTATATTCTTTTAGTTTTTCTATTTTATTTTTAATCAGATCAATAGATGACTCAGTCATTTCTACTTGATTATTGATGTAATTTACTATTTCAATTTGCTCTGCTTTAGGAGGCATCAATATTCTCATATGCTTAAAATCTTTATAACTCAAGTTTTGTCTCAGCCCAGAACCAAAACGATATATAGTTTTAGTTATATCTAATACATGAAGAAAATAATGCATAAATTCAGCTGAATGTTCCGTTTTCAACCGTAAGTTAAGGTAAGCACTAGTTATAATTCCTTTATTCCGCACTATCCCCGTTCTCAAGCTCGTTTTGTCATTTTGCAAGTCTGTACAACGTATTATGATGTCGCCAGGTAAAGCTATTTGATACGTTTCAAAAGACTCAGGTACAAGCCCAACCAATTTCTCCTCTGGTTTTATAATAACATTTCCATAACTGAGAGATAAAACTTGTGATTCAATCATCCCTTTGTTCGAGTCTTTTCCCTCTTTAAATACTGTAAATCCTGGCACAATATCCCAATGCGCTGGAATCTTACCAATCCAATCCACACCGGAGTCTTTCATTGGCACATTGGGATCAAGCCCTTGGGTCACCGCCTGTTGGATGATGATCTGCTTACGCTCTTTCAGCAGGCTAATTTGCTGCTCTTTGATCGAAATCGCTTCGTCGATTAGAGCGGTTTTCTTGTCGAGGAAGTTGGCTATTAGGGTTTGCTCTTCATAATCCGGAAACGGTAATAATAATTCTGCAAAATCATTAAACCGAAAATCTGTTGAGCGCTCTCTAATTCCTTTCGCAAGCGACACAATGAAGCCTGACAGAGCCAAATCACGCATATAGTAGGCATAATAATATGAATTAACTTTGCCTATCTTTCTTGGGACGCATGCTGCATATACTGGTGTTGATTTTCCATCAGAATCAGAGACACCTATCGCTCCTGCAAAGGCATCCATTGCATGGATAACTAAGTCCCCTTTACAAATACGCTGATAACCATGCTCTTTTAAAGCATTAGTAAACCCCTCAGTCCTTCTGTTTTTTCTCAACGTAACTTGCCCATCTCGGAAACAAGTGACGATATCATCATCAACGAGAGGCTTTCTATCTGCTTTATAAAACAGCCACTTAGCCTTTTCCAGATGCCAGTTGGCTGGTATATCACCTATCCATTGAACCTGAGAATCTTTATAAGCCTCATACTTCGGCATCAAAGCTAAACTTTCCATTAGGCTTCTCCCTGAACTTCCGTCACGTTCACACCCAATATCTGCGCAATAAGACCTTCGGCTTTTTGTTCTAGGTTGATAATGTCGGTTGTGACCTCTTCTAAACTACGCAGCGGTTTATGACGGTAGAAATACTTATTGAAGCTGATTTCATAGCCAATTTTTACCGTATCTAGGTTTATCCATGCTTCATCGACATGAGGCTTCACTTCATCTAGGAAGTACTGGTAAATGCTTTGCTTTAATGGAACAGATTCTGTATCTCGCAGGTCTGAATTGGTCTCGTAAGTGATATACTCGCCTTTTTTACCGCCTTCTGCTGAAGGAACGGGGTAATAACCAAAATCTGGCAAGTCAGCGACTTCACACTCATAGCGCTCCAGCAGGTCGTTTAATTTATCACCTGTTAATTTAACTACCTTTTTAACCACTTTCTTGGCGGTTTCGTCATACCAGCTCACCGCGTGAAGAATGGCATTTTTCTCAGGTGCTGAAAGCTTAATAGCATGGGCTTTTAGCGATTTATCAACTTGGGTTTTAAAGCTATTGAAGTCATCAAATTCAATGCTACCGATGTCAGCCATCAGCGTTTGTGCAGTTTCAAGCAATGCTTTTAGCGCCAGCCAGTGTTTCACATCAAGCAGTTTGGCCTTAGCCTTAGCATTGAGACTGATGTCGTTATCTTCACACCAAGAAATAATGTCTTTCTCGATGGATTTTAAGAAGCTCTTTTTCTGATCTGACCCGTAGCCAGTTTTTTCGTAAACACGTTCGCCGTGCTCTGCGTACACGTACTCCATCACTTCACTAAGTTGCTTATCAAAACGCAGTGGGGCTATGGCATCTTGAGTAAACTTGGCTTTGCGGCGATCTGGGCGCTCGATAGTGACTTTGTAGTAGCCAAAATCGTCATTGCTGAATACCTTACTGGCGATGCCAACAGGATCATTGTTTGCATCCAGTGCTCTTTCAACATCCTTACACGCGAGGTAAGTATCGGTAATTTCCGTGATGTGCTCAGGCGCAAATTCGCAGTTTTTGTTACCTAAGTTCTTGCGCAACTTACGGTAGAGCAAGCTGGCATCAATTAATTGCACCTTACCTTTACGCGCCTCAGGTTTATTGTTGCTCAACACCCAAATGTAAGTGGTAATGCCAGTGTTATAGAACAGGTTATTAGGTAACTGAACGATGGCATCTAGCATGTCGTTTTCAATGATGAAGCGACGAATATTACTTTCGCCACCGCCCGCATCACCGGTAAAGAGCGATGAGCCGTTATGAACAGAGGCAATCCGGCTGCCTAATGGACTTACGCTCGGATCTTTCATCTTGTTGACCATTTCCATTAAGAAAAGCAGCTGGCCATCACTCGAACGTGGCGTGGCATCCACCACTTCGAGATTTCCCCAATAGTCTTTCAGGCTAACCTTAAAACGCGGGTCAATCACATCACTGCCGTCTTTAATGTACTTCTGTTCAGACGCCCAACTCTTACCGTATGGCGGGGTAGACAACATAAAGTCAAAGCGTGAAGCCGCAAACTCGTCGGTAGACAAGGTTGAGCCTACCTTGATGTTCTCAGGGTTGTTACCTTTGATCATCATGTCCGATTTACAAATCGCGTAGGTCTCGTCATTGATCTCTTTGCCGTAAAGGTAAATATCTCGGCTGTCGTTCGGGTATTTCTCTTCAATGAAGTTTTGAGATTCAGTGAGCATACCACCGCTACCACACGCAGGGTCGTAAACGGTCATGGTCAATGGTAGCTGCTCTTTCACTGGGTCAAAAACCAAGTGTGTCATCAGCTCAATCACTTCCCTAGGTGTAAAGTGCTCACCGGCTTCTTCGTTATTCTCCTCGTTGAACTTACGGATCAACTCTTCGAACACGTACCCCATACCCAGGTTAGTAAGGGCTGGCATCTTGTTGCCATCTGGGTCTTCGACCGTTTCATGAGTTAAGTTGATGTAAGGGGAAACAAACTTTTCGACGACATCAAGAAGGACTTGCTTTGAGGCCATGTGACGAATTTGCGACTTGAGGTTAAAGCATTCAATGATTTCTTTAACATTATCGCTAAAGCCAAGCAGGTACTCTTCAAAGTTGGCGAGTAATATCTGTTGGTTATTCGTTGCGGTATTGAACAGGGATTTCAGGGTCCATTTAGATGTATTGTAAAAAACATAACCACTAGCCGCCTTCAATGGTTCATCATCAAGCTCCGTGGCTTGCATCTCTTCTTTTTGGAACTTGACCTCTTCAAGCACGGCTTCTTTGGTGGGTTCAAGTAACGTATCTAAACGTCGTAATACCACCATAGGTAAAATCACATCGCGGTACTTACCGCGAACGTACACATCACGTAAACAGTCGTCGGCAATGTTCCATATAAATGAGATGAGCTTGTTATGTACACTATGATCCATTTTCTTTTCCTGTTCAGTGTTGGTTGCACCCCACAAAGTTGCTGCAACGGCTTCACTATAAATTTAAAATTCTGTTCTTTCTGTAACGCCTAAATGGCCGCTACATCGTTCGATTAACTTGTTCTACCCGGCGCTAGATTTAAGTTTATGACACCATAAAGTGAATCGCCACAGGTTTAATAGACTGAATCGCCACAGGTTTAACAGACACCTCAGAGTCATTTAAGATGACTTAAAGAGAGGTGTACAGCTCGGTATTCAGACCAGTCCACTGACGGCCAACGCCGACAACTTCACCGATACCTTTGTCTTCACCCAATTTGTTTACTTTGATGCCAACGTACCCAGGCTCAACACGATCGCAGCCTGTAAGACCCATTGTGCAAACAGCAGCCACGATCACTGCCAGTAAACCTTTCTTCATTACTTACTTCCCCTTCGAATTAATTAGTGACTTCAGAAAGTTACGACCAACATTAAAGCCGATAACAGGAGCGCCAAAAGCAACAATGATTCCAAGCATTACGGCAATATCGCTTTTAGCCGAGATCAGCGACGGAACCAGCAAACAGTAGATGAAAACTACAGATATACCTGTAGCCACTGCCATCAGATAGAGTTTGATCATGTGTTTTCCTATGTGGCTATTGTGTGTAGATGGTAAGTAAGTGCTTATATATTTTCAAGGTATAAAGGCGTCCATTCGGACGCCTGAAAATTAATCTTCTAATTCATCTGTCGGTGATGTCTTCTCGCGCCTGTCATCTATTGCCTGTAACGCAGCAATGATTTCAGCTAATGGCTTCTCCCGATACATCTCGACGATCTGTGATTTGGTGTATTTCTTCTCGCCAATTTCCACACGCCCGCTGGCGCTCTTGGGCAGGTATCCTTCCTCCAGCATGTATTCAACCAGAGACTCGACGACGTCCAGCCCGCGAGTCGGGTCGAAGTAGAATTTCCATGAGCATTTGCCAAACGGAGGCGCGACTTTGTTTTTAATGCACTCGGCGCCAACGTCCTGTCCGATCTTCTCTTTGCCATCCTTCATGACGGATGCACCCAGACGGATGCGCACCGACGCGTAGAACTTCGGAGAGTCGCCACCCGGAGACGTAGTCGGATCGCCAAACATCACACCAATTTTGGTACGCACCTGGTTCAAGAAGATGATGCACGCGTTGTACTTACGCGCCCAAAGCGCCAGAGTAGGGAAGTTCGCACTTGTCGCGCGCGCCAGCTCCGTGTTGTCGTTCATGTTCAGCTGATCTTTGTCCTTCGCAGTGCCTTCTGCCATCTTGTCGAACTTCTCAGCCTTCGAGTTCGGAACCCTCGACGCCAGAGAGTCGGCTACGATGCAGATAGGGGCTGTTTCCGGAATAAGCTCTTCGTCGCGCACCAGCTTGAGGATTGTGCCGATCAGCTCTACGGAGTCTTCGAAGGTATCCGGCTGTTTGTAGACCCACTGACCGTCGTCTTCGTCGGCGTTCAGTCCGTTCGCTACCGCCAGACCAACGTCGAAACTGTTTTCGTGGTCAAGGAATACGGCCAGCCCATCCTGTTTTTGTGCTGACACCATCGCAGCCGTCGCGAGGAATGTGTTGTGGCTGATAATCCCGTTAGACCAGAAAGAGTGTGTTTCCGGCATCGCTACGTCGAACGTTGGTGCTTCACCTTCCTCAATAGCCACGACTTCGTCGTAGAACAAGTTAGAGTCAATTACCGCTGCCAGTTGTGCAAACAGATGCTCGTTAAAACGATTCTTTCTGCCAATGAAGGAGACATAGATTTCTCGCAGTTTGTCTATTCCGACACGATCGCCGCGGCCAATAACGTGATCTACCAGAACGTAGTCTTTACGAGAGGTCTTGGTGAGTGACTCGTAGAGTGATTTCACTAAGCCGCTGATGTGCGGAACGTAGCCTAAATAAGTGCGGTCAAAACTAATGTCCCGTTTGGTTGCCACTGCTAAACGAGCCGGAGACTCGAACCCAATCGTTGACAGGAAAAGGTCGTAGTTAGAGCCACTGAATGACAGCCGGTAATATATGTTTTTATAACCTGCGACGTGTTTTTCAGAGATAGTTGACGTAATCCCCAGATTCAGGAGCATGAGGCGAATTTGCTGTAGCAGCAGCCCACTCGCGCTCACAACCTCAATGCAGCGACCATCATTGACGTGGCATTCCAGCTCAAAGTAGCCGCGAAGGAATGCAATTTGAGCCTCGCTATTGGCGCGACGCACACTCAACGGAACCTGCTTGCCAGCAGCTTTCTCATACTCCAGACCATATTCTTTAAAAAGCAGCGAACGCCCCTCTTTGCTAAACAGCACATGGTCTTCCGAGCCGTTATGTTTTCTCGTAACTGGCATCTTGTCTGATACCAGCGAAATGAGGCGGTAGTACTCATCCTTGATGAATGGATCTGTGTTAGAAACATGCACAGAATTTTCAGAGGCCACGTATCCGTCAGCAATTAAATAGCCCATCAGTTTTGCGATATTGGCATCCAAGTGCTGATCGCCGAATTGATGTGTGCCAACCATTGAAGGAATCGTGTCGCCTACACTGATTTTTTCAGCATACCGCCAGACGATATTGCCTAAGTCGTCAACCACACGAATTGGGTGACGGAACGTAGCCTCGATGTAACCCCCTGATGCCAGCTTAATGCGCTTGAATTTGCGACGGTTGTTCCATGTCAGGTGTGAGGTCTTCTCTATCACGCCATTTTCATTGATGAGTCCAACGTTATGCTCTACATCGCGAGTAGTGCATGTTGCTTTGTGCCCCTCAATCTCAAACAGTTCTTTCACTGTTACCATTCCACGCTCCGTCAGCAGCATGGTGTCTGCGGTAACACATTTCCCCGCGCTTGGTGGCCCGAAGACTTCAACGATACGCCCACACGGAAAACCACCGTCGTAACGTCCGGAAATGGCTTTGTTCAGTGGAGGGAAACCGGAGTCAATCCAGTGGGAGACCTTCTGAATCTCGTCATTGCTGCCGATTTTCTTTTTCAGCGCCAGTGCCAGTGCGGATTTGCCTTTTGCCATGATTAGGCTCCTTTTGATTCGTTGATTCGCTTCGAAGCAGCGGCTTCGTCAAACTTGATTGCGTCGTGGTTCAGGTGTTTGGCGACGCGAGCGATGATCTTCACGACCTGCTCGTCCTTGTTCGGAAAAATGCGCAGATAGTTATTGCCATCTTTCAGACGGGTCAAATCAATGTTATTGCCACGTTTGGAAGCAATATCGCCACGGGTCTTGTTAAGCAGATCAAGTAATGACTTAGACATGTATTTCTCCTTGTTGTGATTGTGGCCATTGGCGCTATGCGCATTGGGCGTTCGTTTGTTCGTGGCTCTTTCGAGCGAGAAGAATGATAGATCAGTACTTACTTACTATCTAGCATAAATTAACGGGGTAAATGGAATCGTTCGGCCCCCAGACGCTCTATCTCTACGATAGCCATCTTCGACGCCTGGACAATCATATCGCGGCGGTGGGAGAAGGCGGCTACAGCGTGCTTGTACAGGTCTGCAATGTGTCGAGCATCGTCGAGTTTCTGGCGCTTTGCGAGGTATTGCGGGTTGGTTCTAACCTTCGCTTCCAGTACGGATTCATTAAACTTAATTCCATTCATACTCAATCTCTTACGCTCGTTGTCATAGATTTTTGCCTCGATCGCGTCGAGAGAGAGTTTTGCATCTGCAACCTCACGTTCTGCCCGTGCCAGCTTAGAGCCATACTCCATCAACAGACGCGGTTGCTGACGCCAGACTTCCTCCAGATTGTCGCGGTCGAACTCCAGATCGGACATGATTTTTTCGTAGATATCGGTGCTCATAATGTTATCTGTATACTTATTTTCGTATATCAATTTTATCATGTTGGAATCAGGCGGTGGAGCTGGCTTGCTGAAGAACTTGAGGGCTGACGTAGGTAAGCTGATGTAAATGGGGATAATTCTGATAACCTGTAGTCAGTACTGCGTAGTCGCAGATGCTCTGTATAGCCACGGTTGCGATGATGCGCTCATTTGCTACTACGGAAACTCAGTGTATGTAGAATTTGATCGAGAAGCTAAATCTTTAGATGAAGCAATCGAATCGGCAATCCTTGATATTGAAACAGCAGGCATTGGCGCAGTGGTGGAATCGGTAGATTCAGCACTGGTAGGCTTGAGCGATATTGCTCAACTCTCTGGCTTAACGCGCCAGGCTATTACTCTGCTTAAAGACGGATTACGTGGCAAAGGTGATTTTCCTTGCCCTGTTCAGCGTATCAGCGGTCAGTCTCCACTCTGGGACTGGGCGGAAGTCGCTAAATGGTTGAACGACTGCGGTCGTCTTGACAGCAAAGACGAAAAAGCACGGGAAGAACTGGTGCGTAACGCGCGCACATTGAGTACGTGGAATCTTGCCCTGCGTATAAGATCGTTGGGCGACATTCATGAGGTGGAGAGAGTTACTCGCTCACTCAGTCACTCGCAAGACTGCGAAAAAATTTGCGCATAAAACCCGCCAAATGGCGGGTTTTTCTTTATTACTTATTTATCGTCTCCGCAATATCAGTCAGAATGGCCTCCAGTCGCTCTCCTTCTTCCGGTCGGAAGTAAAGGATATTCGGGTTAAATCCGTAGAAAACGGTCGCATCCAGCTCCGGCAGATACTCTTTGCGTCCAACCAGGTCGGATGGTTTGCTCTTGTTGTTGAAGAGCGACGTCGCCCGGCTGCCACACGTCAGTACATAGGTCGGACGCACCAGATTGATCTCTTCACGCATAAAGTCGGTGAACTGACCGATCTCGTCTTTGGTGTAGTCCTTCTCTTTGTCCTTCCCCTTTTTGCACACGCCTGTGACGTAGAGATCGCCCATGCGCAGATCGCCTGCAGTAAGCAACTTCGCCTTAAAGTCGTCGTAGCCGTTCTCCATGAAGTAGCCGGTACGCCCATCATTGCCGTTCGCGTTGTCCAGAATGACCATGATTTTCGGCTTAATGCCAATGCTTGGGCGGATCAGGTCGTCTCCCAGACCCATTTCGGCCGCCATGCGAGTCATCAGTACATTCACCTCGGCAGAGCGCTTAGGGTTCATCTCGAACGGTCGAGAGGCTTTTACAGCGTCGATCACCAGATTGCCCATCAACTCTGCCTGGTCGCGCAGTCGTTCCGGATCTGTCGCTGGCAGACTGCCAGACTCAATCGATGCGAACGCACCTACTTTTTGCAGTGATTCGCGTACCCGGCTGTTACATGCACGCTTCTCGACCGCTTCCTCAAATTGCTCAAGTGACTCGAATTTGCCGCCAACTTTCTCACGCGCTCTCATGATGGCCTGACAACCATTCTCAGAGCAGCCTTTCACAGCAGAGAATGGTGCATACAGAACCTGACTGCCGTCTTCCAGCGTGCGGATCTCAATTCGGTTAGATGACACGTTAACGTCTGGTGGCAATACGCGAATGCCATAGGTCAGCGCATCCTTACCCAGCCCCTGGTGCTTATCCTCGCCCAGAATGGTGAGCGCAGCAGCGAAGAACTCAGCAGGGTAATGTGTCTTTAACCACATAGACTGATAGCTGATTAAAGAATAAGCAACACTGTGTGATTTGTTGAAGGCATATCCACCGAACTTCTCAAAGGCGTCCCATATTTCTTGGGCTTTTTCCTTACTGAGACCTTCTTGTTCAGAGACGATCTCCACGTAGTCTATGCCGTCACTAATAGCCTCGCTGTAGCTTCTACGCTTACCGTCTGAGCAATCCAGTTTTGCGTGTTTGTGAACCTCTACAGTACCTCTATTTTTGAGTGACAGTGTCACACAGCCTGCTTGTGCTCGTTCTACAAAATCGCTGCCGATCGCTTTCATCTTATCCATGTTCTTTTTACCGATAGCGGAACGCAGAGCGTCTGCTTCGGCCATAGAGAACCCGGCAAGTACTCGGGAACTTTGCATGATTTGTTCCTGATAGAGCAAAACACCATTAGTCTCCCGGGTGACTTCCTCAAGACGCGGATGAATTGAATGTGGAGCCATGAAGCCTTTGGCCACGGAGACATAGTCGTCCAACATGCCTGATTGAATCGGGCCAGGTCGGAAGAGTGCGGTCGTGGCGACAACGGTTTTGAAGCTCATTGGCTCAATGCCACCGCCCAGATCTTTAAGCAGCTTGCGCATGGGGCCGGACTCCAGCTGGAATACGCCCTGCGTGTACCCTGCAGCGAACCCATCCAGAACCTTACGATCGTCCAGTGGAATAGCATCGAGATTGATGTCTTCCCCGGTACTCTCTTTGATGTAGCGTTTCGCGCTATCCAGCAGATCGAGCGTTGCCAGACCGAGAACGTCCAGCTTAATCAGCCCCATCGCCTCGCAGTAACGTTTATCGAACGCAATACAGCGAGCGTTGCCACGCAGCTCGACGGGCGTGCGCTCTATCAATGGAACGCCAGCGACGATCATCCCCGCAGCGTGACGACCAAAACCACGCATTAGGCTTTGCAGCTTACACGCCGCTTTGAACGCTTCCGGGTTTTTCGTGGCGTATTTGTCCAGGCTGGCCAGTTGCTCGCGCAGCTCTTCCAGAGACAGGCTATCGTCTTCCAGATTCTTGAACTCTTTGGATACCGCCATATCCGCAGCGTCGACACCGTAAATACGCGCAGTGTCTCGCAGCGCAGAAGCGGCGCCCAGATAGGTGAAGTTTGGAATACCGGCAACGTAATCTTCGCCATAGCGTTCATTCAGATACTCGATCACCTCATGACGACGTGCCTGGCTGAAGTCCAGATCCGCATCCGGTAAGTCAAGACGTTCAGGGTTGATGAAACGCTCAAACAGAAGACCGTGACGGATAGGATCGACGTTGGTTATGCCTATGCACCACGCTACCAGAGAACCCGCTGACGAACCACGCCCTGGCCCAACCGGTATTCCTGTTTCACGGCTGTGATTCATCAGATCGCGTACCATCAGGAAGTAGCCACAGAAGCCCAGACGGGTCAGTGTGTCCATTTCGTACTTCAGTCGCTCAACATACACTCGGTGCTCAGAAGCCGGTGGTGTGTAGCCAAACTCTTTAGTAGTTAGACGCTTGCGTAGCCCCGCGACAGCCAGCTTCATCAGCGTTGCAGGCTCGTCGTCTGCCATCTTGGGCAGTGCTGGTGGCAGTTCATGCCAGCGCCATGTGCAGGCTTCAATAATGGTGTCCTGCGTTGTTGAGGCCATTGCAGCTGTTACCGGTACGCCCATGCGAACGGAGAAGGCTTTCAGCGCTTCAAGGAGATGGCGACGACCATTAACAGCGTTATCTCGCTGGTGGGGGATGCGCAGACGATGCGGCTGGTCGATTTTGATGTTGTTCGTAACCATGTGCGCAATGTCTTTAATGTCAGCGTCGTCGATCGCTTCGTAATAAGCGGGATAGAACGCCACTGGCTCTATTTTCAGTGCGCTCGCCACTTTCATCGCCCGGACGTTAATCTGGTCGTAGAATGGGGTAGGGTGCGGATAAACCACGCTGTAGAAGTTATCGCGACCGCCAGCTGTGACCAGCGTCCCGATAATTTTTGCGAAGTCCCGGCGCTGGAATACACTGCCAATGTCGGACGTCAGCAGGATGATGTTGCCTTTGGCATATGCGGCCGCCAGCTGGTCAAGTGCCAGACGCGGAACAAAGTAGAATTGCTCGCGCTTGTTGGCTAAGGTCATCAGTTCGCACACGTCGCGATAACCTTGCTCATTCTTTATCAGTGCCGTGAAGCAGTAGCTTCGATCACGCACCAATGATTCCATACATCCTCCTGACTCTTTCGCAAGGCGGGCGCGGTGCTCGTATGTCGGATCGTCGACCACATTCAGCTTAACACCACAAATACCCGCCATGTCGTCGCCAGCGGCACGCTGCAGGGGGATCACACTGGCAATGTTCATGCTGTCAGCGGAAATGACAGCGGTGTAGCCAGCGTCTCTCGCGATTTTCACCGCGTTTTCTGCTTTTAGAGCCGACTCTCCCAGGGAGAAGTCAGTTCTGACCATCAGAGCCTTCATGTGTTTTTACCTTTCTGGTTTTCTTGATTTTGTCATTGGGGAAGCCAACGAACTTCCCATACATCGAAATCGCAACCTCTTTGGCTGACTGGTGGCACTCGGGTCTATCCGGACATGCCAAACAAGCACTGCCAGTTTCAGACGCTGCGATAAGAGAGCCGAAACATCCTTTACGCACGATTAACCAAAGATCTTCTGAACCACTTCACGCGCTGCCTGTGCAGACGTGGATGGAAGTTTATTGATAAACGACTTTTCGATGCCGGCAGAGAAATCACCGCGCATCATTCCGATTTTGGCGGACAGCAGAAGCTCACGAGGCCCGATTGGCTGGCTAATCTGATGCTTTTCATAACCTTCACGGATAAGATTCGCGAACTTCACCATCTTCTCGGCGTATTCGCGGATGACGCCTGCTTCAGCCAGCATGTTGACTTCTGCCTTCGTACTCATGTACTTCACGTTTGAAACAATGCCAAAACGCGAGAAGTTCGCTGCGTTCTGGATGTTTGTGCCTTGATAGAGACCTGTTTCGTCGCCAGAGCCGTTAGTGTTGCCAGTGCCAATGAAGGCAAAGCGTTTATGCGGGGTGATGCGGCGCCAGTCCGCAGTTGCCTCTTTGATGATCAGCGGCTCTCCTTCAAGAACTGGCTGATACACACCCAGAATCTGCGGGAACGCGAAGTCATATTCATCAGCGAGGTAAACCCAACCATTTTTCATCGCCAGCGCTAGTAAACCCGGTTCGAAATAGGTGGAACCATCGCGAGCGAGGATCTGGCCTGTAACGTGCGCTTCCTCCATAGACGCCGTATGCTGGGCGCGGATCAGTGGTCGATTTAGCAGGGCACATAGCTGCGTAGGAAGAGAAGATTTACCGGTTCCTGCATGGCCCCAGAGATAACCCGGGATTCCGATTTCCAGCATCATAAAGATGTCCTTGATCAGGTCGAAGTCGCCATACACATAGTTTTTCTTCGCTTCAGGTACGAACTCCGGATAGGGCGTGTTGACGTTGACTGTCACCTGTAGTGGTTTTCCGCGTGGTGTACCCAGCTCTTTGATCGTTAGGCCAAGCAGTTCGTGCGCAGCCACCAGTTCGGTTTTGTATTCGACTGTTCCTGCGTAGCCTGGATGTGCGCTAATCTCCGCTACCTTTCCTTCGCATGAATGTTTTTCGGCACGCTTCTCGTTGAGTTTGGCCAGTGCCGTGCGAGAGATCGTTGGTTCATCCGGAAACGAAGATGTGTACATTTTCACCACTTCGTCCACGTCCAGACCTTTCGCGGACTCAGGAATGCTCTCACAACGGCCCATTGAGATATGGGATTTCAGGTAATGAAAGGATTTGCCACACCACTTGCAGACGATGGCTTCCGGCAAATGTTTTTCTTGCTGTAGTGCAGTAGCGGTCATGTGTTTTCCTTACTGTTTGTCGTTTGTGGGGTATATCTTATATAGATATATTAGGCTATATAGTAAGTGGTTACTTATTTTTAAGGGTAAAGATATTACCTAAGAATGATACGAGATAACTCAGTGACGACTGACGGCCCTAACTCTTCTACACTGTTAACCAGTGCGTAATTTTTGTAGTAACGCCGTGGTTCGTCGGTCAGAATGCCGATAGCCATCAGTTCGATGTCGCTCAAGGTCTCAATTTCTTTGGTGACGGTTCGTAAATGCTGATGGAATCCACTACCTGTAGCACATGGCTCCCCATCACTCATAACCAGCATGATCTTTTTGGGGTCCGCTTGGAAAACGGAAATTATCCCACGCTAAGACTGTTTTTTGTACAATGTGGTGTCGACTGTGCGTAATGAGCGGTATTTTCCGGATCCCAGCTTAAGATTATTACGCCAGACGTAATCTCCACTCAGATTGATATGTTCCCAGCCCAGGGGAGAAAGATGAGATACCAGTTGCTCATTTATCGGGATACCTTTTCGTTTTAGTGACTCAATAGCTCTTTCTATATATACCGTGTTCCACAACGTGATCGCCGCTGTCAGTAACGTCAGCCCGCTGGCGCGGTAACTCTGATTCTCCAGCCCACGATCCCTTATTTCACCCAGACGGTGCATAAAGACCGCTCGCGCAAGGGCATTACGGGCCTCCCCCTTATTCAGCCCCGCCTGTACGCGTCGGCGCAGACCGGGATCACGGAACCAGTCCAGCATAAATAGTGTCCGCTCAATGCGGCCAATCTCTCTCAGCGCTTTGGCAAGTCCATTCTGTTTTGGGTAACTGGCTAACTTTTTCATCATCAGCGATGCGGTGACTGTCCCCTGCTTAATCGAGGTTGCCAGGCGCAATACCTCATCCCAGTGTGCCTCAATGTCTTTGATATTCAGGCTGGTTGTTGATATGACGGACTGAAGCCCCGGATAGCGTTCGGCCTTTCCATGAATAAACAGCCGCTTGTCATGAAGATCCCGGATCCTCGGCGCAAAAGCGAATCCCAGCAGGTGCATCAGGGCGAAAACATGTTCAGTGAAGCCTGCGGTATCGGTGTAATGCTCGGTAATTTCCAGATCGCTTTCATGGTACAGCAGGCCATCAAGCACGTGGGTTGAGTCGCGCACCCGGCTGATCACTTTGGCATAGAACGGGCTGTATTGGTCTGAGATATGCGTATAAATCTGCACGCCCGGCTCCTGACCATATTTAAGATTGACCTGACCGGCATAACGTCCGTGACTGCCTACCCGAAAGTTCTGCCCGTCTGACGATGATGTTGTCCCGTCGCCCCAGAATGCGGCCAGAGGCCGCGCTTTCTGAGCGTTGACCAGCTAGGCCAGTGCCGCTGAATAAGTTTCATCTCTGATGTACCATGCCTGAATACCTTCGAGTGACGATTTTGTTGCCCCCGGGCAGGACTCCGCCATTTTTGTCAGCCCCAGATTGATGCCGTCGGCCAGAATGGTGGTCAGCAACAGTCTTCCGTCTTTTGGTCTGACGTTATTATTTTTGAGGTGCGCGAAGTGACGCGTAAACCCCGTCCAGCTGTCCACTTCTTCCAGTATCTCTGTAATTTTCGGATGAGGAAGCATGCCATAAACCAAATCGGCAAAGGGCGAAACACCCGAAGGGACGCTGTTCTCCAGCGGAGTGATTTTTACTCCTTTATCTGAAATATCAACATCGGGCAAATCACCGGCAAGCGCCATCGCGTTAACTTCTTCCAGACGCGATGCAAGAAGCGTCATACGGGCCTGAAGATATGCCTGGCAATCGGTCTGAACGGCCAACTGTAACTGGTCATTGTGGCGGGATTTCTCAAACTCAGCAGTCGGGATGAGATAATCATCAAAATTTCTGTAGCGGCGCGATCCTTTTACCCAGATATCACCGGAACGTAGCGCCCCCTTGAGTTCATTCATTACGCAAAACTCGTAGTACTTGCGGTCGATTCCTGAAGGCGTGAGTACCAGTTTTCGCCAGCTTTCAGGGATAAATCCTGTTGGCGCCGATAGCGGCACTTTACGAAGTTGTTTACGGTACATTTCCCTGATGGTGTCCAGCGCATCGCTGAGCGTCTGCGCCGCAGGTGTCGCCATGAACTGCAATGCTGACAGCATACGCGGGGCGTATTTACGCAGCGTACTGTATTTTTCGGTGATCAGGTGAAGCGGGTCGAAATTGCCCTTACGGGACAGAAACCGTGTTTCTTCCAGGCTGTTGATGAACTCCTGCCAGGGAAGGACATCTTCTATCGCTGCCCAGGGATCTTCACCGGATTCTCTGGCATGCAGTAGTGCCTGACCGACAGTAAAATATTGCTTCAACTTGCTCTGGATGAGTTTCCCCGTCAGCTGAAGCCTCTCGGCTTGTGTGCGTTTTGCCTGGCTGAACAGAGTGCCCAGAATACGTTCGTGCAGTTCGATAACCTCATCAGTCAGTGTGGCCCGCGCTTCCTGAATGACACAAACCAGCGTAGCGTAACGTCTGACATCGGTGAATTTAGCCAGATCTCTGCTGCTCATTTTCCGGCCCTCACGCGCCAGTTTAAGCAACCTGTTCTGGTGAACGGAAAGTGCAATACCATCAGGCAACCCCAGCGCAGCGATGGAATTAAGCCGGTCGATATGTTGCAGCACATTTTTACCGTTTATTTTACCCGGAGGCTGTAGCAGCCATGCCAGACGGGAAGGTTGTTCACCCTCTGATATGAGCAGGCTGTCGAGTGCTGATTTATGCTGCTTTTCCAGTTGCACGGTAAGTGTCGAAAATACCGATCTGTTAGCGAGCGTGACGACTTCGGCAAGCGTCCGTTCGATCACTTCAACAGAAGGGAAAATAACATTATTGTTATGTAGCCAGCTGAGCATTTCTTCCGCCAGCATAAATCCTTTGTCAGTTCGCATGGCATAGGGGTGCAGATGACGGATACAGTCTTTTTGCATTGACCGGCTGAACGGGGATAGTTCCAGGTAGCGATAAAGTTCGGTCAGATGTTCCCAGCGGGTTTGCTCTCTGGATGCATATTCCGGCCATAAATCAGGCTGAAGTTTCAGTCGGGAAGCAACCCTGGATACAAGGCACTGTTGCAAAGTTAGCGATGAGGCAGCCTTTTGTCTTATTCAAAGGCCTTACATTTCAAAAACTCTGCTTACCAGGCGCATTTCGCCCAGGGGATCACCATAATAAAATGCTGAGGCCTGGCCTTTGCGTAGTGCACGCATCACCTCAATACCTTTGATGGTGGCGTAAGCCGTCTTCATGGATTTAAATCCCAGCGTGGCGCCGATTATCCGTTTCAGTTTGCCATGATCGCATTCAATCACGTTGTTCCGGTACTTAATCTGTCGGTGTTCAACGTCAGACGGGCACCGGCCTTCGCGTTTGAGCAGAGCAAGCGCGCGACCATAGGCGGGCGCTTTATCCGTGTTGATGAATCGCGGGATCTGCCACTTCTTCACGTTGTTGAGGATTTTACCCAGAAACCGGTATGCAGCTTTGCTGTTACGACGGGAGGAGAGATAAAAATCGACAGTGCGGCCCCGGCTGTCGACGGCCCGGTACAGATACGCCCAGCGGCCATTGACCTTCACGTAGGTTTCATCCATGTGCCACGGGCAAAGATCGGAAGGGTTACGCCAGTACCAGCGCAGCCGTTTTTCCATTTCAGGCGCATAACGCTGAACCCAGCGGTAAATCGTGGAGTGATCGACATTCACTCCGCGTTCAG